ACCATGTCCCATTCAATAGGTTTAAGATCCTGGACCTCATCAATAATAACAATTCCTAGTTTAGGAGACTGATTAATTTGATTAAACTTCATAATGATATCGGTAAAATCCATTACACCTTTTCTCTTTTTAAAAACACGATAGAGTTTATCGGCCTGTAGTAATCTATTGACGCCCCCTTTTACATGAAGCTTTGATAGATATAGTTCTTTTTCAATAGTAGAATTTTTGACCCTGTATAAATCTAATAGATGAAACCCATTGCTTTCTTCTCCAATCATAGAATCTTTAGACCGAACACTGTTATGCAAGTCTATACCAGACTCATTATAGAATTCTACAAAGTCAGATTGACCAATGATATCAACACTTTTTAAGTTCAACCAATGATAAGCGCAAGAATGTAAGGTCCTAAACCATTTCAAATCTTTCTTATCAAGACTAAATTTATCTACAGCTCTGTTAACAGCTTCGCTAGTGGCCTTCCTTGTAAAAGAAAAATAGCCAATCCTATCCGGCTCACGGCCCAGGGACAATTCTTTCTCTACAATATTTAAAAGTGTGGTTGTCTTCCCTGTCCCAGGGGGGCCTATAATTTTATAGACGTTATCTAAAATGGTTCGAGCTCCGTTCTTTCAATCTCTTCTTGGTCTATTTTATTAATTAAATTACTAAATCCTTCAGAGGGAACATACCAAACAAGAAGACCTGGCTTGCCATTAAGTTTTCTTTTTGTACTGTCCGCACCCATCTCTCGTAAATAAATACCTAATTTATTTTCATCTATCTGAGGCAATCTTTTATTTCTCATGTACTCTTGAAACTGATCGAGCCTAAAGAAAACCCTACTTTCTTCTTCACTTGTGTAACAAGAACCATTAACAATATCATCCATGCCTAAAGCATTACCCTGGTTAACAATAAATTTTGTAAGATAATTTTTTAATCTACCAACAGGAGACATTTCAAATTCTTTGACCTTCACTGCTTTAGAAACAATACCTAGGATGAATTGATCCCAATCACCTCTTCTCATATTAGGTGGCATCATTGCTATTTTAGCGAGACACTGCATTCTAAATTTATTTTGTTCATACATTTCTTGTAGGGATACCACTAATTTGTGTTCACCGTTGACTGTCATCTCATAAATTGTTTCAGGTCCATCACCGTACTGAAATACATTATCAATATCGGATACTTCGTTTGTCTCACCAATACCATATTTTCTAACTCTGCATTTTGATTTATTGCAAAAGGAACACATTGGTTGATCATTACATTTATAGCCCCAATCTTTTTTTTCTACTTGCCTAATAATCTTATCTATCTGGGCAGGAGCAAGTGGTTCTTCAAAATAATTATGATGAAACTTTTGAACTTCTTCTGCAAAATTCTCTCCATATTTTTTCTTTGCAAAGACAGAATAATGAAACAACATGTTGTCTCTGCTGCCCTGTTGTACTTTTTTATTCTCATCAAGGTACGCTTCAATACAAAAAGGAGCGTCAGAAAATGGCGATTTTACTTGCTTTTTTGATGTTACGGCTAGGTTTTCAAAATCTTCTTTTGTTAAAGATTTTTTTTCTACGTCTTCTAAAAATTCATCAAGAGTCAAACCGTTACCCTCATCACTAAGAGCAAAGCGATCACTATAATTTAATCCATTGTGATAAGGTAGATTAAGAAAATTTCCTGTAGCTTCTTTACCAAGGTTAGGTTGCTTCGGAAAAGTTTCACATCCCCCATAACCTAATCGAGAAGCAAGATCTTTAATTTTGTTGTGGGCTAATTCGGAAGGGATAGGTTCTTTAAAAAATAAAAATAAATGTGCTCCCCCACTTTTAGAAACAGCAGTTATAAAAGGTAATTTTTTTTCTTTTAATGTCTTAACAATATTTGCATGATCAATAGGGTATTCATCAACATCAATGGCAACCCAACGACATTCATTTTTTTCATTGATAGGGATGATACCAAGGCTAGGCCACTCACCAGCTAAATGATTTTCCCATAGAATATCTTCTACAGGTTTCTTATTTATCCAAGCGTCCCCTTCACGCTTACCATTTTCCTTGACCTTCCCATTGGGTTGGAACACACCATGAGCACGCTCCAACCCTGAAAAGATCTCTTTAAATTGAGAGACCCTTTGGTTCATTAAAACGGAATTTCCTCAGAACTATTTGAACTATCCACTTCATCATCATATTTAGGTTTGACAATACCTTTTCTGACTGACTCGTTGAAGTTCGCAGCCATATCAAATGTTCCTTCGTTGTCGAGAAATTCCTCTTTGTTAACAACCCATCCATACCAAGTACCTTTGTCGTTAGATTGCTTGATTGTCTTTAGATTGTAAACACGATACCAGGAAGGAGCCAAGAAAAGCTTTTTTGTTTTTGGATTTTGAATGAACTCATTCTTCAAACTATAAGCCCAACTTCTCGCAGCTTTTAACTGCGTTGCTTTCATTGATATGATTGCAGGTTCTGGAGCTACTCCGCCATTTAAAAGAAGCACATAAAAGTTTGCACACTCTTCTAAATAGTTACCAGTATCAAGACGGAATTTTCCGTCATCTCCACGTACTGCGTTGGCTGGTTTATCTACCGCTGAGTAGATATTAACAGGAGCAGAAGAACCTTTTCCTCTGTCTTGCCATTCCAACCATACTTTTTCATACCCGCAGACAACAACGTTAATACCGTCCTGCCCAGAGTATGCTTTTTTACTCACTGAATTAAGAATCATTCCGGCTTTTGCACCTTCAATTTCTTCTAACTCAGGAGACATTTGTGCCAAGACTTTTAGTCTTGGTGTTGCGATATCATCAGTAGTGATAGTATCGAGACCTGTACCTGCATATTGTTCGAGGCTATCGAAGTTCATAGCAGGTAGTTTATCTGTCTTTGTGGTGACAGCACCATTTGCTTTTGCGTTTGTCATTTTTTGTTTTTCCTTGTTTATTTTTTTCGTTCGATCTTGACTTTTTTAAAAGTCCACACTCCAAATTTTTCCTGGTCAGCCGATGACATCGAACCTTTTTCAATCAACTCATTAACCACTTTATCGAGTGTATTCCATGCAACGTCCAACTTATTACTAGGGTACAGACCACGGTCTTGTAACTCCGTCATAAGATTACTTGCATCAGAATCTTGTCCTTTACCAAAGATCAGTTCTATTTTGTTTTTAATAACATCTCCTAATCCGAATTGTCTTAGCTTATCATAACAATAATCTTCGTTCTCATCGGTGATGTTTGCTCTTAGTCGATCTTTGATTGATACCTTACTACCATCAGTTAAGGTAATAGCTGATACACCAGATCTCTCAAAGAAACTAGGTATCACTTCGTTTTCTAATTGGTACTCTCTGTCTTTAAGCTGCTTAATTTCAGCTTCTTTATTTTGGATTGCTTGACGAACATCATCAAGTTCATTACAAGCTTCACCAACGTCTTTTACATCTGAGCTATCTAAATTATCAATTTGAGATTGCTCTAACGCTTTATCTAATAGACCCATTTTATGCTCCTTATTTTAATTCTATTGTTATAGGAATATATATAGCACTTTCTCTGTCCCATTTCAACACCTTAAAATTATTATTTGTAACTTTGGCAGCAACCGCACAAACAATACCGATTAACACCGGATCACCCATCAGCAATAAATAATCTTTTGATGTCATGTCTTTAAGTTTCTTTTCAACAGTAAAAATAAAAGGTAAAGAGTTTACTTCTATTTGCCTGGGGTTCTCAAAAAGAATGTAGGGGGTGCCAAATCTTTCACAATCTGAGATGTCACGATAACCACCATTAGGTAATTTCGTATTTGTAGTCACGTATACTTTATTCATTTTCTAAAATCTTTTTTATACTTAAACCTATCACATAAGGTATCTGAGGTACAACAGAATTGCCTAAGCATTTAAGACGGTCCACCCTGTTGGGTACCCCATGAGCCACTCGACCCACGTCGGGTTCAACTGACCACCAGGTGCTGACTCCTGATACGCTACCTCTGTCTCTAGGTATTTCTTGTGACGAAGCTTTGCCATGTTCTCTGTTAATCTCATGTTCATTCCTATTGCTGCCCTCGGAGTCGGCCACATCTGTTGTTTG